TTAGTTATGAATACGGATTGAAGCACGTACAAGTGCCATTGCGGCTATTTGAGATATTTTTACATCCTTATCTGTGTGGTGCTGGTTATGGCTAACTAACCTTACATAATCAGTTCCTAATTCAGAAGGCTGAACAAATTTTATTGTTTTCATTGTTGCAGTTTCGTCAATATAGATTGACAGCAAGTACATTTCGCCAAAAAATATATTATTACGATCTACATCAATAGTTTTATAAGCAACGATATCACCTGCCTTTAGCAATGGATACATACTATCACCTGTTGCCGATGTTGCACCATCACACGCAGGTAACATACCTAACGAAATATAATCGACGATCTTTTCCTGATCAATACCATCGTTATTTGATACCGGAACTAAACCCATTGTAGCATCAAGGTTAAAAACTGGTATTCTCTGTATATCGTAGATAGCATCTTTAGTTTTTCTGAAAGTTGCAACAGGTTCAGCAACAATATTGCTTTGCTGATCTTTGTGCATCGATCCTCTACCTACGATTAGCCATTCAGGATTGATATTTATAAACTTGTTTATAATTGACTGTATAATATCGAATGATACTTGCGGATACTTTCCACTACGAGTATCTAAACTAAACAGCCTGTTAATGCGTGGTTGGCTTACGTTTATCTCTTTACTAAACTGATTTTCATTGCCTTGACAATAAAAATCTATTATCTTTTTAACTCTTTGATTTTCAATAGGTAAATCCATAAAAGAAATTATTTTATAAAAATGTTTATAAAAATGTTTTTATATTATAAACTTGTTTATATATTTGTTCCGATAACAAGAACAATTAAAGCAATGGACAAACCTACGAAAAAGAGAGCTAACTACAATGCAACTGTTGTAGATAGATTGATAGAAAAGTACGGCGTATCAAAAAGATTCATCACCATGAGTTTGTCAGGAGACAGAGAGTCGGAAACATCAGATTCAATTAAAAAAGATTATAAAACAATGCTCAAAGAAGTAAACAATGTTCTGAAAGCATTATAACCCAACTTAAACATTCATTATGGCACAGATTGAAATACCATTTGAATATCAGGATGACAAACTGGGCGTTAAGGTTGGTTTTATAATTAAGGATCAGCCAAAACCAAATCAGAATCAAAGAACGGTAACAGCTCACCCGAATAGTTTAAATCTGATATCATACAACGCTCTTTACAAACGACTGAAAAGTAAAACACAACCTGAAAGAGAATTACGAAGAGCTTCACTCGGATTTGATGCTTTGGTAGAGTTTAATTCATTAGTACCTGAATGGCGCGATGCACTCACTTTAAAATTTGGTAAACCAAAAGAAAAAGTAAGGGAATCATTTTTTGCAAAGCACTACGTTGCCGACCGCAAAGCCTTCGATTTTTATTGCGCACATCGTTACGGCGATGATAACAATAAAAAGCTTGAACCTGAAGTGATTGAATTATACACTTATAACGCATCGGTACTGAATGCAGTTTTAGAAGTAAAGAACAAACGAAAGCTTTATGCAAAGAGTTTAGGACTTACCGGACAATTCGACATTTGGGAAAGCTTAAGCAACGATGTTAATGCGTATCAGGGAGTACGGCACGATTTGCCAACAACAAAAGACAGTTTACGCCATAAAGTAGGCAGATATGTAAAAGAAGGTTATTCGGCTGTGATATCGGGCAAATTTGGAAAGCGCAATGCTGCTAAAGTAAAACAAGATGATCAGCTGGCTATGATTGAAGAGCTTTTAAACAAGCATCAGAACCTTAACAACGAGCAAATAACAAGCATTTACAATATAGCTGCAAGCTCAATGAACTGGAAAACGATTGATGCTGGTGTAATAGCAAATAAACGCAAAGAACTTGATCTGTTTGTTTTCTCAGGTCAGCATGGAACTACAGAGTTAATGCACCGAAAGCACATGCAGATCAAACGAAGCAAACCAAGCGCAGCAATGTTGTTTTGGAGTATGGACGGTTGGGATGCCGAACTTCTTTACCAAAAAACAACAGTAAACAGTAAAGGTAATTCGGTTACAACGTATCACAACAGGTTAACCGCAGTAATGATCCTTGATCCTTTTAACAACTACATAGTAGGTTATGCGATTGGTACAAGCGAAAGCCCAACACTGATAAGACAGGCATTAAACAACGCTCTTAAACATACTGAACAACTATTCGGATCAAAGTACAGACCGTATCAATTGCAAACGGACCGATATCAGGTTAAACATTTGCAACCAACCTACGAAGCTGCTGCGAAACATTTCACACCGGCAGCAGCGAAGAACTCAAAATCTAAACCGATTGAGCAATTCTTTGACAAGTTCAACGAAAAACACTTCCAAGCGAAGTTAGTGCCAAACTGGTCAGGGCATAACGTAACGGCATCAGGCGAAAATCAGGTAAACGATGATTATTTAAATAAAATCCGCCACCAGTTCCCTGACGAAAACGGTTGCAGAATGCAGATCATTACAGCAATTGAAAATGACAGAGCCGAAAAGGTGCAGCGATATGTTGAAAGCTTCAATGCTTTCCCTGAAGAGGATAAAACAACAATTACCATTAACCAGTTCTTAAGATTTTTTGGCACGACAACCGGATACACGAACAAATTTAAAGGCGACGGACTTACACCTACCATCAACGGAATAGAGCGCACGTACGACACCTTTGACTTGAATTTTAGAAAGTATATGCACGAGGATTGGATGGTTTTCTATGATGATGATGATTTAAGTCAAATTTTAGTCAGCAATGCTAAAAGTAAAAACGGTAAACTGGTAGAAGAAATTGGAAACTTGGAATTTCTGCTTGAAGAAAAACACATTCAGCCGATGTCTTTATACGACCAACAAAAACAAGATGCCGGTCAGCGACAATTGGTGTATGATTTCAATAAGCGCATGAATGAAACCATTATGCTACGAAACGAAACCCGACACGATACGTTAGAGGAGCTTTTTAACAACAATCCAAAGCTTGATACTTTAAAAAAGCTAATGATATCAGACAGCACAGGACAGCATAAGGATCAGAAATCAGCCGAACGAATGGAACATGCTACACAACGAATAGCAAACCGCCAAGCTAAAAAAGAACAAAAGGTTATCGAAACCGACTGGAAAGAAAGCCAAGACAACTATTTAAAAGAGAAAGTAAACCTTAACAAATACGCAGGATTATGATTACAACACAACAAAAACAGCAGATCACCGAAGCACTTAACCAATATATTGACACGTACGGTATAAGTGCCAACGAATTGGTAAAACGCATCAATGTTAACGAAAGCTACATATCAAGCATACGCAAAGGCGAAACCACCGTAGGTAAATCGGATATAAAAGACAAATGGTATCTAATAATTGCAGATCATATTGGCTTTAAGCTTACAAAAGAATATTGGGATTTAAAAGAAACGCCACAGTTACGCCGAATGCTTGCAACGCTTGAAGATGCTAAAGAAAACGGATTAACAAATATTGTTATAGGTGAAACCGGATCAGGTAAAAGCTACATTTCTGACCTTTTCTTAAGAGCTAATCCGATAGATACTTTTAAAATCGTTGTTGGATCATTAGACACAATAGGCGATTTGTTAGACAAGGTTATTGATGTGCTTAAAATAGCCACACCGAAAACCAAAAGTAAAAAGATCGGCGAAATTGCAAAACGCCTGAAGCAATTACGATTAGAAGGTCTTAAACCGCATTTAATTTTTGATGAGTGCGAGTACATGAAGCAACCGGCTCTTTGCTCTATGAAGGAACTGTACGACGCTTTAATCGGAATTTGCGGAATAACGCTGATTGGTACAAGCCAACTGATTGACAACCTTGACAAATTACGCAAAAAGAACCGATCAGGCATACCGCAGTTTTACCGCCGTATTAAGTTCGGTATCCGAGAATTGCCTAGCATAGACCGCACGTTTGCAATGTTCCTTGAAACGGTAGAAGATAAATCGTTACGAAACTTCTTAAAACAGAATTGTGACAATTACGGAGAGCTTCACGATGTATTAGTGCCGGCAATGAAAGAAGCCGACAGAACCGGCGAAGAATTGAACGAAAACTTTGTAAGAACAATTTTAGGAATGCCCAAACTTGTAGCATAATGAAAAGAGCCCTAACCGTTGCAAATATTTTAGCCATAAAGATTGCAATTATTGATTTCATAGGGCGGTTTTATGATGTTTTTGGAAACCCACAAAAAAAAGGCAGATGGTTTATCTGGGGTCAAAGTTCAAGCGGTAAAAGTTCTTTTGTAATGCAGTTGATTAAAGAGTTTGCACGAACCGAAAAGACGCTGTTGGTATCATTAGAAGAATCAGTAGATGATGAAAACTTACAGGATCGCTTAAAACTGTTCAATATGCAGGACGTAAGTAAAAACTTTACTATGGTTGACGATAATTTGGAAGAGCTTAACGAAAGACTTTTAAAACGTAACAGTCCGCAGGTAGTAGTAATAGATTCCGCACCTTATTTCTTTATGGGATACACATTCACCGATTATATGGAATTTACACGAAGGCACAAAGAAAAAACATTGATTTTCATAGGACACGCCAACGGTCAACAGCCTAAAAGCGAGTTAGAACAAAAGATCATGTTCGATGCAACACAGAAGGTTATTGTTAGCGGATATGTAGCCACTAACAAAGGTAGAAAGTTCGGACCACATGCAACACAGTTTGTGGTTTGGCAAAAAGGATACGAAGATTTACACGGAACCAAACAACAAGAAGAAGATGAAAACATTTAGCATCATAGGAATAGACCCAATTCATTACGAAGAAATAAAGTATCAAACTTTTATAGAGTGGATTGGAAAAAATACAAACACAGCCAAAGAATTTCAGTTGTGTTTAATTGACAAAGGGTTACAGAACTATTTTAAAAAACACTTTGCTTCGCTTGAAATGAACTTTGTAACACATCTACAAACATTCAGAAAACCACAATCAGGTCAGGATAAAATGGATTTGTTTTTTACCTACTTAAAGCGTTTTGATTGTCATTTCCCAAAAGCTTTAAAGCCAAAAGTATCAGCTAAACAATTGATCGCTTATGAATGCAACTGATACAAAAATAGTAAACAAGCAATGGCTTGAAAAGCGGATTGATGAATTAAACCATTGGCTTTTTTACAATCCCACAAAATGCCGTGAAAAATGGCAGAAAGAACATAGCCGAAATTACTACGTGCAAAAGTTCATAGAAATGGAAGAAAACAACTATAAACTTATACAAATCTAAAATGAACCCATATAAAAACCTTTTAAGCCTAGACGGTATAACAAAGTTTCTAACACAAGGCGAACGCATCATCGCAATAAAAAAAATGTTAGAGCAACCGATGGAACTAACAGAAAAAATGCACAAGGCTTTAGAAGTTATAGACCACTTTCAATGGCAGCCGCCCGAAACTGTTATAAAGCAAGATCGGTTATTATACTTTTTTAATAAAGATACCGAAAAATGGCAACCCATTGAACAATACCAACACCCTATTATTAACGAAGCAAATAAATTAAAATAGCATGGAAGCATTAGACCTAACAAAACTATCAGACCAACAGATTAAAGACGAGTTGGCAAAAAGAGCAAAAGCAAAAGTAAATAAGAAAGAAGAGTACAAGAACTTAATACCTGAGGTTCTGCCAGATGTTTTTGCCAAACTAAAAGATTTAAGCGATCATATCAGCAAAGTTAAAGCTGAAACTTACAAAGACCTTAAAGCATTGGTACAATTAAAGTTTGATGCGTACGATGTTAAATCAGATCAGCAGTCACATACATTCTCTGATAAACATTGTACAATAACCATTGGTTACAATGTAAATGCAGGTTATGACGATACGGTATATATGGGCGTAGCTAAAGTAAAAGAGTTTATCAGCTCGCAGGTTAAAGACGAAGCAACCGCAAAATTGGTTAATCAAATCAACCGTTTACTAAAGATTAATAAAGACGGCAACCTTGATCCTAAACGTATCATGGAACTACGCCAAATGGCTAACGAATATAACAATGTAAGTTTTATTGAAGGTGTACAAATCATTGAAGATGCCTATCACCCAAAACGCAGTAGCTGGTATGTGAAAGCATCATTTAAAAACGATGTAGGCATCGAGGTTAGCTTACCGCTTTCAATTGCCGGTGCAGATTTTCCAAAAGACTTTGATCTGACTTATTTGTTACCTGAAGAAAAATAGTTGTGTTGTTGCTCCGGAAAGTTTAACGAGTACGGAGTTTTTTAAAAACCTTTATAATAAACTTTAAACTATGTACACAGAACTTTTAAACCTTATAAAGTATTTAGACTCGTTAAACGATGTTTTTAATACCATCAAGCGTCACAGCGATAATACATTAATCGTTACCATAAAAAGATACAAAACCGACGGTTACAGCAGAGAATACCGATACACAATCGAAGGTATTACCAAAGCTTTAAACGACGCAAAAGAATTTGTTAAAAAATTAAGCACTAACACCAATGACAGCAATAACCAAAGACCAAATATTAGCCATTCGGCGTAACTGCGGATATAACGAAGATGTAAAATGTGAGTTGGTGCAATGGGTTAAAAACGACAACGCCCAAACATCGCTTAAAAGCCTAACATTTGACGAAGCTAATAAGATATTAGACCAACAAGGCGATAAACCACACAAGGGCGAAAAATGGGCGAATTTCGAGAAATCAAACACAAAGCATCGTGCAATTCTATCATTGCTTTACCAAGCACAATGGTTAACTAACCACAAAGGTAAAGAAGTTCCCGACCTAGATAGGTTTTCTAAATGGTTGCAATCCGAAAAAGCACCGGTACGAAAACCTTTAAACAGCCAAAATCCCTTAGAATTAAGTAAAACCATTAAAGCCTTAGAAGGCATCGTAAAGCATATATGGAAATAGTATTGGAATTTATCTTATTTATATTAACCGGAATAGTTGTTTTTGTTGGTTTAGCGATTTTAGCAATATATGTATCAGTCCGATTTAATGACATCAGCAACAATGAAATAAATGGTTACCCAAAGTGCAAATGTAAAGACGTTAACCAATGCGATGTTTGGTGTATTGCAAAACAAAGATTCAATGAAGACCCACCCATCGACTAACTGCATACATGCCGAAACAGAAAAGCGGTTTGTTGGTTATCATTTTACACTTGAGTTGTACGCCAAATTTTGTAAACATTGTGATGTACAAATAACAGAACCAATAGCGGAATAACGAGTAGCTTGGCGATCGTTTTAATGTCGCCAAACTAACGTTATACGATTTAAAACGTATTAATAATTTAAAAATGAATAAACCAAAAATTTATATAGCAGGAAAAGTAACAGGTTTAAAATTAGAAGATGTTACAGCAAAGTTTAAAGAAGTACAACAAGAATTAGAATCAGATGGCTACGAAGTTATAAACCCTATAGAAGTAGTTGCAGATCCAAACACCAACTGGAAAAACGCTATGAAACTTTGTATCGCTGCCTTGGTGCAATGTAACTCTATTTACCTGTTGCCCTGTTGGCAAGATAGCAAAGGCGCACAACTTGAGTACAGCCTTGCTAAGGGAATTGGATTAAGAATTTTAAGAGAAACAAAGTAAATATTCACTAATTACCCGATAATTTAATTTATCGGCTTAATAAACGATAATATGGATAACTCAATAAAAAGTAAAATTGAAAAAATATATGCTTTGGTTAATCATGGCGTTGCTGGCGAAAAAGAAGCTGCTAAAAAGGCATTAGACAGATTAATGAAGAAATACAATATTGACGAAGAGTATGTAAAAACAATACATATCAAGTTGTATTATTTCACGTATGCGCATGATCTTGATAAATTACTTTTTCAAAGGTTGATAACGCATCTACTAAAAAAAGATCTTGATCTGTATATAAGTACATTAGGTCGTAGAGCGGTAGGTGCAAAATTAGATTATATGGATTGGGTAACTTTAGAATGTGCCTATGAATATTTTAAAAAGCACATGAAAACAGAATACAAACGTTTGGTAACACCACAACTTAACCGATGCCGGTCTGCTAAAACCAAAAAGTTTAGAAAGCAGCAACTTGATCCGATCTTCTTTTCTAACTATGTAATTGCTTCAAAACTATATGAAGATAACGAACTGACAAAAGTTGATAATTCTACTATTTCTGCTGACGAAAGAAAAAGAAGAAACTCATTGAGAAGTGTACAAGGCGGATCGTACAATCCGCAAGTTTCATCAGGTTTATTTTTAGAATAATGAAAACAGAACTTAAACTAATTCCCGATAACATTATACTGCTTTCAAAGCTGTTGTCGGGAGCTTATACCAGTCAAACTTTTACATTACTTGAAAAAGTAAGTAAATGTAATTTAATGGACGTGTACGATAAGGTTTCGGCAAAAGCAAAAGAACTGCAACGAAAACAAAGTTTGTTCGATAGCAAGAAGAAAGTAACCTTGTCGCTTAAAGTTTCAAACGCCTACTATCTGTATCAATTTTTAATAAACCATTATCCTGTTGATAACGATTACTACAAGGCTCAAATCGAAAAAATTAAAAATCAATTAGCCGAAAGATTAGAGATATGCTAACAGTATATAAAATTAAAGGTAAAAAAAGCGATGCCGAATACCTTTTTAAATACGATTTAAACGGCAATTTAAAACTGTTTGAAATCATTGGCGCACCATTGACAGATGAACAGATAGTATGGTTTTTTCGTGGTAACAAAATACCCAGCCGTGAGCAGTTCATGATAGATTACTGGATGAAGCTGCCCGAGTTTAAAAACCACTTTGATATTATTAAAGTACCTGCCGATTTAAGTTTTGATAAACTTTGGGAACTATACAACTACAAAGTAAGCAAAGCAGATGCTGAAAAGGCTTTTAAAAAACTTAAAGAACCAGAAATAATAAAATGTTTCATTGGTTTAAAACCTTATGAAGATCATTTACTAAAAACACGTGTAGGCAAAGCACATTTAAGCAGATATATAAATGGAAAATATTTTGAAAATGAGTACTAGAATAATTGAAATAGATAATGATACATTAGACTTTATAATGGATCAACTGGAAAAGAACATTTTGGTGTTAAAACATCGACACAGTTCAGAACAATTAAAAATACTAATGCCCAACTGGCTTAAAGGAATTCTTTATAGTTATTACCGGCAAAAAGTAAGTATAAGAGATTTTAATTATTTATTTGGAATAAAAATCGGATCACATTATAAAAATGAAATTGTTGTTTTTAATGAAAATTATTCTTTTGATAGTGTAAATCATCATTTAATAATAACCATTCAGCCACCTCGTCCATTTCCGCCCGAATTTCGTCCACCAAATAACCTTTAATATTAAACATTATGAAAATACAAGACACACAAGCATTCAAAAAAATGGATGCAGTTCAACAAAAGATAGCAACATTACCAAAAAGCCGTACAATCATTACGGATAGTGCCAAACTGCTTAAAAACGTTGGTTTGGATAAATGGGAAACTTTAAGCAAAAGCTTATCGGAGCGTTGGAAAAATATTGTAAAAGAGTTAGCTGCTGTATAGTGGCTAACTCTTTTTTTTTATGCCTTTACGGAAAGCCGTAATGTAATCGTTTTGTAAACCTATAAATTTGAAACATGAAAAAGATTAAATTAAAGATAAAATGGTGGTTGGCTAAAAAATTGCATAAGCAGTTAGTTCCTTATGTAAGGCTTAACTTAACCACCGAAGAGTATAATTTTTTGCTTAACAGCGAATATAGATTGAGAAATTAGTAAGTTTGTTAAAATTTAATAAAAGCACTATGACAGAAAATATAAAAGAAACCACCGAAGAAGTAAAGGAGTATATTGTGGCAAGGTTGAAAGTTCCTATTTTCTTTTATTACCTTTTAGCTTTAGCTATTTGGAATTGGGACATTTTGGTAATGATTATAAAGTCAAATTTTGAAATTGAAAGTGTTATATGGTTCATAAAAACAAATTACAGTGGTCATGGCAGAATTTGGAAACCTTTTTTAATTGCGCTTGGATCTTCAATATTCTTTCCTGGTGTCATGGTTGGATTAGATTGGTTTTTAAAATTCGTTAATAAGGAACGAATTAAATCCGCTAAACAAGTTGCTGAAGCTGAAGCAGATGCCCAATATGATATACAAGTTAAAAGAAACAGAACTGACAAGTTACAAGAATTAAATACAAAAATAACTGTTCAGCAGACAGATATTGATGTTTTAAAGTTAGAAAAAGCAGATCTGGCTAAACAAAACAAAAAATTAGTTACAGATATCTCAAAAAGTGAAGGAAACTTAGTAGAGCAAACTAAACTAAAAGAAGAAATCCAAAAGCAACTTGAAACAGTCACAGGTTTGTATGAATTAAGTTATAAAATCGATGACTTTGAACAGATTAATTCAGAAGTAAATAGCTTTACATCGAAATATAGTCCATTTGGTCTTTTAGGTAGCATAGAGTTTTATATTACTAAAAATCAAAACAAAGATAATTTTAAAAATAAGGAATATCTAAAAATTCTCATAGACGGTGAATATATAAGTGAAAAGGGTATTGATGAGCTACCTTTTCCTACAGATTATGAGTTAACCAAGCGGGGATTTGCCCTTTACTATTATTTATTAGGTTTAACATCTAAAAGTAAAAATTAATATTTATGAAAAAACTAATACTATTATTTAGCCTGTTTTTTAGCTTAACATTTTATGCACAAAATGTTGAGTATATGAAAAAAATACGCAACTTGGACGAAAACGGAGCAATAGAAGTTGCAAAAGAAATTGCAAGTCTATCGAGAGGTAGTTTTGAAGTTGCAGAGAAAAAGGAAACCAAAGTAGGTTTTACTATTGTTATGGTAAGGTCGGGAATTGATTATGAAAATGTAATTCAATACCCTGAAAAGTATATGGACGATACCTTTACAGTGTCTTTTGTAGAATTTTATGAAGGACAAAATATGGCTTTAGAGATAGAAGGTGTAAAGAAGTATAATTTTCATAGGGTTGTTTTTAACTATTTAGATTTGTTCCCATATTGGCAAAAATACTTTTCTGCTGAAGCTACACCCGAAACAACTATAGATAGTATAGATTTAAAAAGATCAGAATATAAAAACAAAGATAATCACTGGCTTTACAAATTCCAACCGGTACCTAACGGTTCAAAACGTTGGGAGCTGAACAAATTCTACTAAATAACAAAAACCGCCCCGTTTCGATAAACTCAACGAACGGGGCGGTTTTTTATTAAGCTTTTTTTGTATAAAAAAATAGTATAACTTTGCTTTAAAGCACTATACAAAATGACTCCACGCGCTATAGGCATAAAACTTAATAAATTAAGACGATATCAACTGATACTTGACTTATATAATAAGTACAAGACGGAAGATATACCTACAACTGTAGTATGGCGCAAATATATTTATCCTGTTTACCCTATATCAAGAACAACCTTGTACGAAATACTTGGAACTCCGGTTAAAAAAGAGCTTTATGCTATAGAGCAGACAAAAGCACAACAGACACGCTTGTTTTAAACTTCGTTTAAACTCATTGTGTAAATAACTTCATATTGCTTTATCGCATCCTGTCGTTTAATTTTACGCATACTTGTACGGATCAATCTTCCATGTTGTTGATGTGGGCGAAAACGTCTTAATTTTTCATGAATGCTTCCAACTAAACTTATTACTTCCCAACTGTTTGCCTTTTGCTGCGCTGATGTACGGGCTGAATTTGGAGTTAAACGCAAATCAGCAATATTAAAAGCTATTTGTAACGTTCCTTGTTGTGGTCCTGAAGTTTCGGAAAAAGTTGCTGCATTCATATCAAATACACAGCATGGCCATTGCACCGGGCAATCTTTGCCATAATAATTTAACTGTCCCCAATCTTCACTGCTATATTTTAATTGGGTTACTTCGTTCAGTTTTTCTAAAATAGTATTGTAAATAGTTTCCATATTACTTTTTAAAATGGGTTATAACATAATCATTTAGTTCCGGTTCCATGTCGTTAAACACATCCTTTATACTTTGGTGTACTTGTGGATGATCACCTATAAACTGTCGTTTGGGCATTTTAAGAATATCGCCTACTTTTTTATAAGCCAAACTGCGCCATTGTTTGGCTTCGGTTGTTAGTTCGTCTTCTTCTGTTCCTTTACCGCCATTTTTATAAAACATCGCCCAAAAGAACTTTTTCATATTAGGTGTAACCGTAATTTCACCGCCTGTATTGTGAATACTTGCATAAGGCAGTGAACTTTGCCAAGTTATGATATCGTTTAAAACAGTATGATTAATCGATTGGCGTAAAGTTCCGCTTCGTGTCATTTGACTTCCGTTACTGTTTTTAAATTTTTCGGCTGGCCACGCTTCATCAAAAAACGCCTTTCTTTCAAAATTCCTGTCGAATTCGTCTGTAAGTTCGACAGCTACATCCTGAATAAATAACTCAATTATTTCATTTGGTTGCATATATGATAATTTTTGTATATTTGTTTCTATTATGGAAACAATATTTGAACATAATCCTACAAAGGCTGAACTTCAGGAATTAACTGGAGGTATGACAAAAGCTGAATACCTGTCTCATTGGATGTGCTCCAAAGAGCACAGCTTACTTGATATTGTTCTTTTATATGAATTGCGTAAAAACAAAGCTGTTGCAAAACAGTATCGTGATTTAATACCTGATGTTTACCAACAATACCAGTTAGGTTTAGACAACGCTCTTATTGCTGGCTAAAAAATTCTCTTATTTTAGTACCTAACGATGAATACTCATTCATTAAATGAGGTTTAAAAAATTCAACTGCCTTTTCTTCTGGAATTTCTCTTTTTTTCAGCTCGCTTCTAAAATCAGTTACCCATTTACTGTAACCGTATCCACGGTCTAATATTTCTGTCTTATTATAGGCTTTTCCACCTAATCTTTCAATAAAATCACTATATGAGTGGCGCGCAACAAACTGATTTATTGTTTCCATATTCTGTACTTGAAAACTACTAAGTTTAAAAGGCTTTGTAGTTGTTTTAGCGTGTAATATCTCATGCCATAATGATTCAACTGCGTACTCCTGGTTAAAAGTAAGTTCAGAACCTTTCTTTATTGCCCCAAATGCTCCCCGTAATTCTTCTAACGGATTAAAGGCGGAACCTGAGATACTAAACGTATTACTACTTAATGTAATAGTAGAGCCGCCGTTCCATTCCCCTGTACTTGGTTTGTAAGCCATAGAATGCTGCATCATGTAACTACGTGATTTTTGCACTTTAACCTCATCTAATCCGTTTCTAAAATCTTCTGGAAACTGCTCCGCATATTTTCCTAATATGTTTTTTATTTCAGTATTAGTCGGCAAATCTTTTTTAATCAATTCGCTTAAATTTAAGCCGGTTGTTTTGGCGGCCATCTCTTTAACCTTTGTCGCTCCTGCAACTTTATTGTAAGGGTGTTCAGGCGGCATCAATTTTAAGCTTGCGCCAGGATTAAAACGAAATATTTCCAAGCGGTTTTTACCGTCTTTCCCTACTTGCATAGTGGCTTTATTGCCAGCTTGAATAGCTTTAGCCGAATCACTTTCAGGATACTTACTTTTGCGAACTTGTATAGCCACACAACGACATCGCCAACCGTTTGGCGGATAATACTTTTTCCAAAACTCATCTTGTACCGAAAGTGTTATATCATGCAATACTCGGTGTTCGTCACGTACTTTATCATCATTAACCGTTCGGTACTGTAAATTGTAACGTTCATTAACCTTTGACCAATTGTCGGCACTAATGGCAGAACTAATTGCAAACTGCCTTTCGGCTTCTAAATAATTGTTATTGTATGTAACATTAAGTTTATTGAGTTCATGTTCCAGTTGTGCTTGTGATTTAATCTGACCGTCTTTATTAATTAATAAAGTATTGGCTTCAAATAACTGGGCATGCGTTTTTAAAGAACCAAATAAAAAAGCATCACTTTCCAAAGCCGAACGCAGAACGGGTGAAATAACATTGTCCTGTACCGATTTCTGGAATACTTTATTCGTTTCTTTGATAAGGTTCTGATATGGTTTTTGTGCAATATCTTCAGCCTTATAACCGCCGTTCTTTAAAAGGTGTTTAAATGCTTTTTCACCTGCTTTTAAAACATTTTCAAATACTTTTGAATTTTCATCTTTTCCGTCTAAAACAGAAGTTTTACAATCATCGCAATCACAACTATACAAAAAGTTTAAACGGCTATGTAAAGCCCCAAAATAAGCTTTGGGGCTTACACGAAAAAACTGTCACTAATATTTAAACCCTGTTGTAAAACATTCGTAGGTTGTTTGCGTTCGGTTACTTCAACGCCAAACTTCTGTTTATACCATTTTGCATCAACTTCATAGTGCTGTAAAGCTTGTTGTGTACGTTTAAATAATTCTTCAATATCTTCAACTGGTGGATATACATAACGCGTTCCTTTAGGAAAAACACCCATTTCAATTAGTGCGGGCATTAATTTGTTATTCCACTCCTCTTCAATTTCAGATAAGTCGGCGTTTATTAAATCGTGAAACATATCCAAGGCAACCTCTTCTTTAGATCGCGAGCCGTTTTTTGAGTCTTGACCTAACTGCACACCGGTTATTAATAAACGAAGCTCTGAATTACAGAAATCTAATAAGTTCTTGTAAACATCGCCATTGGTTTGTACGCCCTGGGCGAATTGAAAATCTTCGGTAGTGTCAATCAACATCCAAGCAGCTGCTCCCATATCACGTAACATTTGTTCGCCTTTGGCGCGCATACCTGGGTCGTGCGTGTTTGTTTTCATTACACGTGGCGGTATGCCGTATATTTCGGCTAATTCGCTCCAACAGCTCTGTGTAAAGCGTTTCATTAAAACGTGCGGAACGGCTTTGTTTAAAAGTCCTAAATCATCGGTTAGGTCTCCAAATTCGAAAAGCGTTTTGTTGTATTCGTTGGTGGTACGATAGTTAATATAATTCAACGGATTCGTATAGTCTAAATAAACCAAACCTTTGAACTGATCTACGTTTTCTCGTGGTATTAAATTAACGGTTACACGCCCATTTTCTGCCTTTACTTCTATCAAAGAATGTGCAAAAAGTTTCCGTTCAAAAATAGCATTGTTAATTTGGTTTACCCATTTCGCGTTTTGATTCGCCCTGGTTAAATCTTCGATTTCGTTACCGCTTGAATCTTGTAAAATAAAAGGAGCTGACAGTACTTTTAACCGACGGTTCTCTACTTGCGATGTTAATGTAGTATCTTTTAAAACGTTTTTAAACAATATTTGCAATGGCCACAACGCACGACTTTCTACGTTTAAAGCCATTGTTTCGGCTCTACGCCAGTCTTGTATATCTTTACGAGTGTTTGTTACCGATTTTTGAACTATTTGGCTCGCAATAGTCGTTGTAAACACGACAGGTGCCGTTTTTTGTTCTTGATCTTTTTTAAATCCTATTTGCGCCATAACTATTCGTGGTTAAATTTTTTTCTACTACCAAAAGAGAAAGGTTTTACATCTGCCATTGCAGGATCATCTTCAATTTTCTTAATTGGTAGGCTTCCAAGTGTTGTTTTACCTGTTGATAAATCTTCCAATTTCTTTATTACCCTGTCGTACCGTTCTTTTGCCTGCTCCATGATAATATCGGCGTTACACAGTTCTACGATGTACCATTTAGCAATAGTAATGCAGTAGCGAACAATTAGCGCGTTGCGTGCAGTTCCGATTTTGTTAAAAATGTTTTCTACGTCGTAAATGAACCGTCCATCCTGGTTCTGCTTCATGTTAATATTTGCTTCCAAATAACTTCTACATTCCTGCTCTGCAACTTCAAGTGCTTCAATAACAATACTGTCATCGTTTTCGGTTATCTGATCGGTTTGATATTCGTATATGTTATTCTTTAAATCTTCGGGTTGTAAAAACATAGTCTAATATTTTTGAGAGGTTCTAAATCCTACAGTGTAGGTATTATTTGATGTTGCAATACTGTTTTGAATCAGCCATACACCGCCTTCTAATAAATCAGGTCCATCCATCATTTTGGCAGTTGCCGACACACCTAACATTTGTTGTTCCATGCGTTCCATGTGCGGATTTTTCTGCTCTTTAATGTTAAATATTAAAGAGCCATTGCGGTGAATCGGTTCTAATGTTCCTTCTATCCTGTAAAACTTTTCAGGTTTTTTACGTGTGTCCGGAGTTAATGGAATTGTCATCCCCTTTTCTCTTTCCTTTTGGCGTATAAGTGGAATAATTACCTGCTCATAAAAAGGATCTTGCAAACTGTTGTTTTCAACATACAGCCTTTTTATATCCACACCTTCCGTAATTAAAAATTGATAAGCTTCGAACAAGGCATCAACAAATTTTGAATTTCGCATAGTATCTAACCAAACTTTATATAGATAGTATTTGCCAGCTTTGTAACCAATTACACCAATACCTTTTGTAGAGGCATTTCCTTTGTCTTTATTGGATGTTGCCGGATCGGCATAAACCAAAACACGCTCACATGAACGTAATATAGGCACACGATCAAAAACAACCTTTTTAAACACATCACCTTCCTGTACAGGATTATTGAAATATTCTTTTTGAGCCGAATTATAGCTAATGGAATCCAACACACGGTCGATGTTTTCTTCCGTGTTTTTTTGTGGCCATGTTGAAACATTGTCTTTATCTCGAATATTTACAATTTCGTGTTTATCGGCTTTTTTAGCTAATTCAGTAATACAGCAAAATTTCGCAATGATGTTACCACAAACGATAATCATTAATGCGTTTGAAATTGAACGTGTAGGTATAAGAGCCTCTTCAATCCATTTCATTTTATTGCGGATACGTTCGGGGTTACGGCATTCTTCATCCGTATCAATATCATCAATCAATATCAAGTCGGGGCGCGCTGCATCGTTACGTGTACCACGTGGAGATTGTCCGGCACCTAACGCACGGAATGAAACGCCTCCTTTGGTTGTAAACTCTCCAGTTTCCCATTTACCAATGCTTTGTTGCTCACCGTAATCATTTATAATTCGCTGATTACTTTCTAAAATATTTTTATACGGTAAAAGCAAACGCACTGCGTTGTCATAAGAACTGGAAACTAAAAGAATGTTTTTCTTTTTGCCGGTTAAAGCTAATTTCAAAGTTTCCATCATCGTGCGTGCCGACTTTGCCAACTCACGAGACCAGGAACGAATCAAATACAGCTCCATGGTATTCATTACCAACTTTGTTGACTTCTTATGAAAGTCTGCCGGTTCTGATGAGTAGAAGTTTGGGAAATAGTATTTAAACCAAGCTTCGTCATCAGATTCTAAAGCCTTAATACGTTTGGCTTTCTCAATTGCTGTTTCGTTTAAATCAATTGGAGTTGCACGCCTTGTATTCTCTCTGAATTCGTTCCAATCTTCCCACAGCTGTTTATCTGTCTTTTTTTTAGCCATGGGTTACTTCATCTTTTGTTTAATTAACAGGTCGAAATAATCAGTAAGTGTTTTGGCAAATTCCAAATCAATACTCTGTACCAGCTGTATAATCATTTTGGCAACACTTACTATTTCGCCTACAGAAGTTTCAGTTTCCAACTTATTAATAGCACTTGTAAGCTTTGTAATAATGTCTGCTTCTTTTGATGTAGGTGTATTGTTGATTTTTACAGGAAAATCTGTAGGGTTAATGTCAGGGTTCTGAAGTTTTTCGTTACCATCTTTGTCCTTAACAATAATAGGTTTAAGCAAGTTTGAAGGAATATCGTAAACAGTTGTTCTGCTTTCTATTTCCTTATTTAAGCGATCTAACTGATTGTAAAAACTTGTAAGCTGAGTGTCTTTTGTTACCAATAAAGATTTACGCAAATCATCCCATTTACCTTCATCCTTCCATTTACCGATAGTCTTCTCGGTTCTGCTTAATCTGCGTGCAATTTCCTTTTGGGTATTGCCTTCGATAAACAACCGTTTTGCGTAGTCTTTATCCAGTTCAATTTTTGCTTTTTCTCTACTCATTATTACTCCTATTTATAGCAAAATTGCTTTCAAAACCAATCATAATCAATTAGTTGTTCAGTTGCTTTACAGGTTTGTAAGTGTATTAAACACAGCTGTTTAATGCCTTTACAGTTATTTTTTTTCGCTTGCAAATCGTCAAATCTTTGCTTCAGAAATAAGTCGAACCTAACACAACAGCCATGAAGTAATGAGTAAAAATTTAAGTCGGTTCGTAGCTAATGATCAGGAACAAAAAAACTCCTATGGGTTTTATGTTTTAACCTCGGGAATTTCATTGGCACGATTTGAAAATAACCCCGTAATGCTTGACGGACATTACATATCCAATCATGCAGTTATCGGCAGATGGTTAAACATTGAAAAAGAAGGAAACCTTTTAACGATGTTGCCCGAATTCGATACGGAAGATGAAGCAGCTAACAAAATTGCCGGAAAGGTTGAACGTGGTTATATCAAGGGTTGTTCAATGGGAATCATTTGGCATCCTGACGATTTAGAGTGGATCGGTGATAAGCTGGTATTAACGAAATGTGAGCTTTACGAAGTGTCGATCGTTGCGGTACCAAGCAATAAAAATGCAATACACCTGTACAACTCTGAATTACAACTTTTAAAAGACGATGAAGTGCAAACAATGTTGTCTTTAATCCCTACAGAATTTGAAAACGAAATTGATAATAAACCAAACATGAAAAAAATAGTATTGTCTTTGGCCGTTATGCAGGCCTTATCTATCGACGAAACTTCACCTGAAGGAATCGATGCAACTATTGTTGAAGCAAAGGTGTTAGGGTTAAGCAATCAACTAACTGCTGCCAACACACAACTACAAGCTTTTAAGGACAAAGAAGCACAAGAAGCACAGGCGCAAAAGCTCACCTTAATCGATGATGCCGAAAAAGCCGGAAAAATCAAAAAAGATCAACGCGAAACCTTTTTAGCACTGGATTACAGCGTTGCTAAAACCATTTTAGACGGTATTCCTGGTTCCACATCGTTAGCTGCACAAATCAATAATGTTGGTGCAAGCCAGTCAGCAACAGATATGACTGCTGAAAAATTTCAAACATTAAGCCTTAACGAGCAGTTGACATTTAAAACCAACCACGCCGATGCTTACCAAAAATTGTTCAATACTAAATAATTAGAAAATGCCACAAAATTTTCCAGAAATATGGGAGTCAAGAGTTAGACAGATATTAACGACTTCCGATGTAGCGCCATGGTTAGACGGTATTCCTGAATTGGATACCGAAGTATATACTTTAGGCGAAGGCACAGCAACCGAAAAAAACATCATTCACATTCCGATTGAAACCTTCAGCCCGGATGTGTTGATTAACAACACTACGTACCCAATCGAAATCCAAGAGTTTGCAGATGGTAGCGTTCAAATGACCTTGGATAAATTCCAAACCAAAGCAACATCGGTAAGCGATGATGCGGCAATGGGTGCATCGTATTCAAAGATTGATTCTGCTACACGTGGACACCGCCGTCAAATCAATTCTGTAAAGTATAAGAAAGCTGCACATGCTATTGCACCAGCTTTGCATACTACAGCTACACCTGTAATTGAGTTACCTGGTAGCTACACAGCCGATGATGTTTATCAATCAATGGTTAAGGTTAAAGATGCTTTTGATAAAAACGAAATTCCAGAAACCGACCGTCGTATGGTATTGGCAACCGATCATTACAACAAGTTGTTAACCGACCGTAACCGTTTTGGCGATTTATTGGTAGATCATAACACAGGTAAAGTAAACCGCCAAATTGCTGGTTTTGATGTGTACACGTATGTTTCAAATCCAAAATACAATGCAACGACCAAAGCAAAGTTGGCTTGGGGTGCGGTTCCTGCTCCTGAAGACAAGGTAGCATCATTCGCCTTCTATGTAGACAACATTGGTAAGAAAACAGGTAATACTAAACAGTATTTTTCTTTAGCGTCTGCTAACCCAACCACGCAAACCAATTTGTTAAACTACCGTCATTACTTTATTGCAATGCCAGTACAAAACAAAGCAATCGGAGCAATTATCTAAAACGATCGTATGGGCGAATTAGCACAAGATCTTTTAATGATTGTAATTCCGGCTATACTAACATGGTTTTTAGCTCGTAGAAAAAATGATGCTGATGCAAAAAACGCTGAAATAGAAGCGGAAGTTAAAGCAGCTGAATTTTATCGATCATTATTAGACGACGCTATGACCCGATTAGATAAGGCGATTGCAACGATCAATCAACAGGAAGAAAAGATTAAACGCCTGCTTTTAGAAGTTGAGCATTTAACCGACGAATTAAGAAAATACAAACAACTAAATGGTAAAACCATAAGTTAATGCGACAGGTTCATAAAATCGTATCACTAAGTTTCTATATAAGATCATAAGCAGTCAAATCAAGAACAAAAAACTGTCTGCCTTTGGTTTTACCATTTTTAAACAAATACTATGGATCAAGTTTTTAAAAATAATCCGGCATTAAAAGTCTATTACAAGACTTCTGACAGCACAGCTTTTTACAATGAAAGCGATGCAAAACTTCACGCTAAGACATTGGATGATAAAAAGGTTGAGCCGATTTTTAAATCAGTTCTTGAAAAGGTTGTAAACGCTTTGGAAGATATTAAGCAAGATAAAATTCAAAGTGCTGTTGCATCGGATTTATTGTCTGCTACGCAAACTGAAGACGAAAAGCAGGCGCAAAAAGAAGCTGAAGAGAAAGTTGCAAAAGATGCAGAACTACAGGCTCAAAAGGAATCTGAAGAGCAAGCAGAAAAGGATGCAGAATTGCAAGCCGAAAAAGAGGCTGAAGCTGCAAAAGAAATTGAAGTGGTGACTTCAAAAAAAGTTGCTACAAAAGCAAAGAAAATAAACCAACCTAAACAAAAATAGTATGCCGTTCCCAGGAATAAATATTGAGTTTATCAACGGACAGTTAGGTCAAACCATTGCAACACCAGACGGAATATGTTTAATAGCAGTTTCCGCAGTTGCTACTGCAAGCTTTGAATTAAATAAAGCTTACGAAGTTAAATCGATGGTTGACGTTGCTGCATTGGGTATTTTACCGGACGTTGATAATTACAGGCTTCATAAAACCCTTAGAGAGTTTTACGACGAAGCAGGCGAAGGTGTAAAATGTTGGGTTATTGGTTTTGCTAAAACAACAAAAGTAAGCGATTGGTTTACGGCAAACGTTACAACAGGCATTGTGCCAATTCAAACAGCGTTAGATGCTGCAAAAGGTGAAATATCACTAATTGGGTGTGTTTTAAATCCTGCTGCGGAATATGTGCCGGTAATAACCAACGGTATTGATGCAGATATTGCAGCTGCAATGACTAAGGCAAATACGGTTCTTAGCAATTATGCAAAAAACAAGTATGCGCCTGCATCGGTAGTTTTTGAGGGCTATGCTTATAGCGGAAACAAAACCGAACTAGCCGATTTAAAAACATTAAACAACGAACGTTGTTCTGTTTTAATTGGAGATACCGAACAAAGAACCGGCACACCAGCAAGTCTTGGCGCTACCGTTGGAACTTATTTAGGACGTTTGTCAATTTCAGGCGTCCAGGTTAATCCAGGGCGTGTTCGTGATGGAGCATTGAAAATTTCTAAAGCCTTTGTAGTTGATACACCTGCAGAACAATATGATACGGAAGCATTGCATGATAAAGGCTATGTAACCTTAAGAAATCATACAGGAAAATCGGGCTATTTCTTTGCAGACTGTCCAACTGCATCAAGTGCAACATCCGATTACCACTATTTAACGCATCGTCGTGTAATTGATAAAGCTTACAGATTGGCATATAGTGCGGCTTTAGAGTTTTTATTAGATGATAACGATGTTATGCCCAACGGATCAGTTAATCCGATTTACGCAAAAACGTTTGAAAACGCTATTGAGAGTTTGATTTTTCAACAAATGACCTTAAACGGCGAATTAAGCCAGGATACAACCGATCCAAAAGACAGAGGTGTAATTTGTCGATTGGACTTGACGCACAACGTAGTTTCAACAGGTGAATTAAAGCTTGCAAAGCTACAAGTTAGAGCAAAAGGATATAACAGATACATTGATATTCCTTTAGGCTTTGTACCAATAACCACAAATAATAACTAACATGTTCAACAGTAGAGAATACGAATACGCAGATATAACTGTAATTGCCGGAGCTACCGATATCATCGGATTACGCGCTATTGAATATAAACAATCTGCCGAAAAAGAACCATTGTATGCTAAAGGCAGAAAAGCAAAAAGCATACAGACAGGGAATTTAGCTTATGACGGAACGTTGACCGTAACGCAATCAGCAGCAATTGCTTTAGGAAAATCGCACCCTAAAGGACTTTTAGGTGTTCAGCTTGATTTAGGTGTGAACTACGGAAACCCAGTTGATGGCGATGCACTTACAACTGACAGATTAATCGCGTTACAGTTCACCGAAGTTCCAAAAGGAATGAAACAAGGGGACAAGTTTATGGAGGTTGCACTTCCGTTTATCTTTCTGGATTTACAAGAAAATGTTTAGTAGCATGGAAAATATACAATTAACCGGGCAACAGGCACAAGATGTCATTGACCAATGGAAAGCACAGCACGGAGCTGTTTATGCTATAAAAACAGAAAAGGATATTTTTTACGTTCGTCCACCGAAAATCAAAGAAATTGAAGCTTACCAGCCATTACTACAACAGTCTAAATTCATCACTTACAACATTGGATTGTTTAAAACGTGTTATTTGGGCGGTGCGACAATTCCAACACACGAACCAACATTACAGTCAATCGCTACTAAAATGATGAGCACTGTTGAAACGGTTGTTTCAGAAGTGGAAAAGCTTTAAGCGAGGCATCGCTTGATTTTTTAATAAGCGATGAACCTCGCTCAAAAAAACGAGATGAAGATGTATCGGAAGCCGAATGGTGTAAAAGGTTGTTTGAGTGGATCAGCAATATTCGGAAAACAAACATCGGCTTAAGCTACTACACCAACATTAATCCATACGATTTAGATGCAAACGAATGGGCACGCAGGGTAACAGAATTAACCTGGTTAAGAGAACAACAAGCAAAGACACAACAATCTGATGAGTAACATACTTGAATATACTTTATCGTTACGCGACCAAATGTCAGCGCATTTAAAGGCTATTGGTGCAAATACCGATAGTACTATGAAGCGTTTTGAAGATTTGGAACGCCAAACAAAAGAAGTATCACAAGAAATGTTAGTTACAGGTAGGTCAACAGGTTCTTTAAAACGTCAGTTAGATTTGTTGCGACAGTCACGTGATTGGATTCCACAGTCTGAAATTAGCAAATTAAAACAAGCTACTCGTGAAATTAATAATCTTGAAAAGGAAATTAACCGTTTAGAATCAGGTTCAAAAAGTTGGTTTAGCAATGCGCTTGATGCGATTCCATTCGGCAATTTATTAATGAACCCTTTTGTTATTGCAGGAGGTATTGCAGGTGCTGCCATTAAAAACGGAATAGAACAAGATTTACAAAATACTTCATTTGAAGTTCTTTTAGGTTCTGAAGAAGCTGCAAAAAAATTAGTTGCGGACATTACCAAATACGGTGCCGAGACCCCATACGATAAATTAGGACTTGGTAAAAACGCACAACTAATGCTGGGATTCCAAATAGATGAAAGTAAAGTTATGCCTGCTTTAGAAAGGATTGGTGATGTTGCTATGGGTGATGCCAATAAAATGAACTCATTAACGTTGGCTTACTCTCAAATGTCTGCGACAGGCAAATTAACTGGAGAGGATTTAAATCAAATGATTACTGCTGGATTCAACCCATTAGGGGAAATTTCGAAAAGAACAGGTAAATCTATTAGTCAGTTAAAAAAAGAAATGGAGAAAGGCGCTATTTCTACTCAAATGGTTGAACAAGCGTTTATTGATGCAACTTCCGAAGGTGGAAAATTTCACGGTATGGCTGAGAAAATGGGACAAACATTAGGCGGTAAGTGGGCACAGTTCATGGACAAAGTTGCTGAAAAATCTTTAATTGTTTATCAATATATAGGACCAGTAGTTGAAAAGTTAATTGAATTAGGCGGCGCGGCATTAGATGCTACTTTTAACGGATTGGGTTGGTTGGTAGATAAGTTTGCTGAGGGTGAACCGGTTGTTTGGGGTGTTGCAATTGCTTTAGGTGCATATACTGCAGGAATGATATTAGCAAACACCTGGACAAAAGCGCAAGCTGCTTGGAATTTAATTACTACAGGTCAACTTTGGGCACAGGTAACTGCTTGGTGGAGTTTAAACACTGCTATGTATGCCAATCCTGTAGGCTTGGTAATTGCCGGCATTATTGCTTTAGCTGCTTTAATTGGAATGCTTATTTACAAAGTTGACGGTTGGGGTGAAGCTTGGGAACATACAGTAAATGCGGTTACGGCTCTTTGGGATGGTTTTACAAATGGTTTGAAATTAGGCTGGTTAATTGCTGAAAACTTCCTTTTAAACGGTATTGATAGAATAATGTTAGCGTGGTATGCTCTTAAATCATTATGGGATGAAGATGGGGCTAATGAAGCTGTAATTCAAATGAACCAAAGAAGTGAGGAAAGACAGCGTGCCATCAAACAAGCGGAAGACGAAGATGTTAGACTACATGCTAAAACACGTAGTGAAGCGGAAAAAGCTGCAAACAGTTTAACATGGAATGATAAGGGTTTTGATGATATAAAAAATGATTTAAAATCAAAGTTAGGCATCCAAGATCCTAAAGGTGTTCCGGGAGTAACTCCTGTTAAAACATCATTAACAAGTGGTGGAACTGGCGGAGCTTCCAAATCAAACAATGCTATTGCTACCGGTGGAACAAAACATAATTATATCACCATTACCATGGATTCATTGGTTAATACAATCAATATTCATGCACAGAACATGAGAGAGGGGGCAAATCAGGCAGCTGAAATGACACAAGATTCTTTATTGAGAATTTTAGCATCAGCAGGAACCGCAGCAAGTTAGTTATGAGCGTAAAGTTAAATGATAAAGAAGTATTGTTTGCTTCTTTGGTTGGTAGCAGGATTATAAAGGAACTGCCACGGTTTGCAAAATTAGAAAATACTATAGGTAAGCATGTATTACCAGTTATTCCGATTTTGCCAATTGGCTTACAGCCAACAAATGTATTTCCTGTTACCGCTGAAGAATTAGAAGCGCAGATATGGAGTGCATCGCCAAAACAAACGGAAGACGAGCAATATTTTCCTTTAAAGATGTCCGTTGATGGTTCTAATTGGTTTTTACTTCCTTACGAGCCTATTATCAATATATCGGGCGGAAATGAAGTGGTAAAACGAAATGTTGCAAAATGGAACAAGGACTTAAGCCATAAACGTGGCACAATAAAAGAGCGTTGGAGTCAGAAAGATTACAGCATAAATATTACAGGTGTTTTAATGGGTAACCGTTTAGATGGAAATTTTGAAGACAGTTTCCCTCGTGAAGATTTTCAAAAATTAAAATCATTGTTAGAAAACGCAGGCGAAATATACGTGAATTGTCCTTTGTTAGAGCAGGTTGATATACACAAAATTGTTATTGAAGATTTTGACTTTCCTTTCAGTAAAGGCGAAAATGTACAAGGGTATTCAATAAAGGCTTTAAGTGATGATTCGTATAACTTATTAACTAATTGATATGTATGATATGAATTGGCGTGTACGCTTCAGCAACAAAAATGAATTGCCAAATTTTTTAACCTTGCTAGAATCAGTTGAAATAATTTGCGATGTTGACAATTTAGCAGACACGGCAACTATTGTTTTACCTGAGGCTGTGATGAACCGTGTTTGGGAGTTAGATCAAAAAATTATAAGGGGAACTGAAGTACTTATACAATTAGGGTACAACGATGATTTAAAAACAGAGTTTACCGGTTTTGTACAACGCATATCAAACGATGGTTCTTTAATCATTCATTGCGAGGATTCTCTGTTTTTATTTAGAGTTTCAGTTCCTGATAAGGAATTTAAAAACGTGACTTTAAAGCAAATTGCTGAATATCTTGTTAAAATAGTTGATCCGTCATTTACAGTTAATTGTAATTACGGTATAACTTATGAAAAGTTCACAATACATCAAGCTACCGCTTTCGATGTTCTTAAAAAGCTTCAAGATGAAAGCAAAGGCAATATTTATTTTGATAACGCAAATAAGGTATTGCACATACATCCTGCTTATGTTGAAGTTGGAAACAAGGTAAACTATTCGTTTCACGTGAATATTGAAAGTTCAAATCTTGAATTTAAGCGAAAAGAAGACAAGAAAGTCGAAATAACCATTGAAAGCACAAACAGTAAAGGAAAAGTAAAAAGTGTAACAGTCGGAACAACCGGAGGCGATAAAACAACATTAAAGGTTGGCGCAATGAGCGAAACCGATATGAAGAAAGTCGCTGAAAGTGCTTTACAAAAGCAAATGTACGACGGTTACGACGGTTCTTTTGATGGTTGGCTGCTTCCGGTTGTCAAACCAACGGATTCGGCACATATTCAGGATTTAGATTACGAATATAAAACAGGTAGTTACTACGTAAAAGCAGTAACAACAAAATTAAGCAGTTCGGGCGGTATACGCACGGTTAAATTGGGAATACGGTTAAACTAATGGGAAAAGAAACGGAAATAAAACAGGCGTTAATTAAAGTACTAGGAATTCAATCCGATAGCTTTATTAGGGGTGTTGTTAAATCAGTTTCGGGTCAAACTTGCAGCGTTGAACTTACAGGCGGTTTAATTGTAACCGATGTAAAGCTGAAAGCTGTAATTACCGATGATCAAGACTTTATTGTTGAAACGCCTGTAATAAATTCTGATGTTTTACTAACAGGTTCTTTAAACGATTTGGTTGTTCTAAAGTGCGACAAAGTTCAAAAGTTTGAATTTTCGCAAAACGGCTTAAAAGTTATGTATGATGCCGGTGATAAAAAGGTAACAATAAAAAACGATCAGGTTAATTTGTTGGATGTGCTTTTGGAGTTTACAGGACACTTAAAAACCGATTATAAACAATTTACAAGCAACGGACCTACTAATGGAGCTTTGCCAACCAGTGTACAAGCAATTGTTGCAATTGAAAACAAGTTTAAACAGCTTTTAAAATAGTTTTAAAATGGCATTAAACAAGAACGATCTTAAAAACGATATCATTCAAATAATGAAAGATATGCGTAAACGTACAGATAATGCAGACGAAGAGTATGCGGAACGTTTATCAAATGCGATAGATGATTATGTAAGAAAAGCCACTATAGTTTATACAGTAGGTTTAACAGCTCCGAATGGTCCAGTAACAGGAACATTTGAAGGAAATTTAAATTGATATGCCAAAAGATAAAGCACTACAGCTAAATGATAACACATCTTTTGGGCAAATACTTGATTTAAAAGTTGAAGTTTTAAAAGATGCTAAAGGAAAAATAATTCAGGGTTTAGTTGTAGGTAACACGTTACAACAAAACCAAGCTTTAATACTTATTACCCAGCAGGGCGAAAACAAGTTTAATCCCGATTTGGGTGTTGGTATTGCGGATATGCTTTTGGATCATGAATATTTGAATTACCGCCACCGTATCCGTGAGCATTATGCAAAAGACGGTTTAAAGGTTACCCATTTAGATTTATATGCAAACAAACCATTAAAGATCGATGCGAACTACTAAAGTAAAACAAGGACAAACATTCTTTGATACAGTAATTGAAGCCACTGGCGATATTACCAACGCTTTTGATATGGCAATGGCTAACAGTCTTAGTGTAACTGATGTTTTGTTTAATCAAATGGATGTAGTTGTGGCAGGTACAGAAAAAAAGGTGATTACGCAATTATTTCTAATCAATAAACCTGCAAGTACAGATAAGGAGTCGTATGCAATTTATGATTACATCTTCTCCCAAACACTACCATTTATTTTATAACTATGGCACGCGATCAAAAAGAAATAAAGCTACAGATAACCGATGAATGGATAAACAACGAAACCATTCAGGAAAAATACACGCTGGTACCAGGGCAAACATTTGAACAGCAGTTTTCGAAAGTTTCGGTTGAAAATATATTGTTCAGTGTTATAGCATTTGCAATTTGGTTCTTTGAAAAACTAATCGATCAAAACCAAACCGAAATAAACGAGCAAATTGCCAACAGCCGAATACACACCCAAAAATGGTATCGCCAAATGGCGTTAGACTTTATGTTCGGTTACGAGTTAGGCGATTTGGATATATACGACACAACCGGACTAACCGGTGAGCAGATAGCAGCTGCAAAGATTATTGCAAACGCTGCACCTGTAAAAATGCAGGGTTCTTTGAGGGTAAAAGTTGTTAAGCGTGTAGGCGATGAACTGGCTCCTTTGTCACCTGCAGAACTTAATGCGTTTGAAAGTTATATGAACCACGTTACCGATGGCGGTACTTATGTAATACCAACAACCAACGTTGCCGATGATTTAAAGCTGACTTTGGATATCTATTACAACGATCAGATTTTAGCAGGCGATGGTTCAAGGTTAGACGGAACCGCAAATACTCCGGTTCTTGATGCTGTTAAAGACTATTTGAAATCATTGCGCTTTAACGGTGCATTTATAGGTACCAAATTACAAGACGAAATTCAAACGGTTCAAGGTGTTAATATGGTTAATATCGTTGGTGCGTGGAGCAAATACGGTTCGTACGATTACGATTCAACCATAAACCCAAATGCTGGTAAAATAAACGAAATACGTGTTGCTGATGCCGGGTATATGAAGCTTGATGAAGCAAATACCGTAATCAACTTTATACCATTTGCAGATGAATAGCATTTACAATATCAATTGGTTTAGGTTGGTTAAAATGTTGGTTCTGCCGGCAATAAACAAACCTACGCTGTTAGCCTTCATCAATTCGGGCTTATCGCCATTGCGAAGTAAATACGATGAGTTTTTAGGATTTAAAGCCGATGCCGAATATCGTGTAAACCACAACGGACAAGTATGCTACCTGCAAAAAATGTTGAACGATAAGTTCGATAATTCTTTAAGGCGCATAAAAGTGCGAAATGTGAAACCGAAAGCAAGGCTTTGGTTCTATTACGAGCAGGACGATAAACCGGTATATTTTTACAACGAAACCGATCATCCAGAATTCTTTTACAACCCCGAAGATTATTACAACGAGTTTGATTTTGAAGTGTTGATTCCAACCGTTTTAAACACTCAAACCAACTTAATGAAAGTGCAAATTAACTATTACAAACTTTATTCAAAGAACTACCAAATAATTGAATTATGAAAAAATTGCTTTTCCCTGGTACGGGTTTTCCCGGAGGTATTAAAACATTACAGGCGTTGCAGGAAAACACAATGAATGTGGTGCAAGGTTTTGCCCGAACACACGAAAACTACACTGTTTTATACGGTATGGAAGTTAATTCGGGCGGAACGCAGATAAGTGCCGGCGCATTTGTTTATAACGGTGAAATCATTCCGTTTTTAGAATCGCCAACCGGAACAACAATCACGATTAACGAAGTGATTGAACAAGCAAGCTTTAATACTGATCCAAACACGCAAACATCGTTAGAAACTCTAAACGCATATTCCACAAAATCGGCACAAACAGGCACAGGCGGTCAGCACACATTTAATACCGTTCAATTAAAACACTATTTAAACCGTAGGGTTTTAGCAAAGGGTGTTGTTGGTGATGCTGATATCAATTTTACCACTATGTTGGGCGGTGCTGTAGTAAACGTTGATATTCCGTTACAAACAACTGATTATAACATTCAATATACATTGCGATCTGAAGGAATGCAGTCGGGAGTATTTACGCATGAGCACATGATCATTGATTCAGCTGCAAATCAATTCCGAATTGCTATCAAAGGCGAACGCTACGAGGCCAGAACCTATTCAATCGAATGGCAAATTTTTAAACCTTAACTCATGACTTTGCAAAAATTAAACATACAGCCAAAGGTTGCTAATGCAGCCAAAAAACAAATGGTTACCAGTAATGTTATTGGAACAAACGAAACTTTGCAGGCGAATGAGGTAAATGCCATTGTAAACAAAGTAAACGAGGTTGTCGACGCTTATAATTTTGGTACGCCTATTACAGCGTTCAATTTTAAAACAAACGTACCTACATATGCAGATCTGCCACTGGTTGGTAATGAAGTAAACGACGGCTATGGCGTTATGGCCGATGGCTTGGTTTATGTGTGGAATGGCACGGCATTTCCTTTGGATGGCAACGGTGTAGATTTAGGTTTACGTCCGGCTGAAAATAGTAAAGTTGAGTTGGGAAATCCGATGGCGGTAAGTGGAAATGAAGTTTTTGAAAATGTAAAAGCTTTATCGGAACCTATATATAATACTGTTGTGAGTCATAATTTAGCAAATCCTAAAATGTTTTTTTTAGATTTTGCTATTAGTCCAGTAGGTATATATACAAACCCAGGGTACACAATTTTAATAGTTCCAGTTGATTTTACAAAGAAATATACGGTTTCAGGTTGGGAATCATTTAGAGATTATATTGCTTTTTATAGTGGAAATGTTCCAGAAACTGCTACAAATTTGCCGTCTAATTTAATTCAAGCAGGTAGAATTAATGATGTTTTGGGAATTAATAAAAATGGAGGTAAAGTATCATTTCAACCTCTTAATGGCGCAACATGGATGGCTGTGCTTGTTAAAGATCCGTTAGAGGCTATTTCTATATACGAGATGCTTCAAGTTGAGGAAGGAGAAACGGCTACCGATTACCAGCCGTACGGCGAATGGTATGAACTCAAACCTGAGTTAAAACCAATTGAGCTTTCAAAAAAAATATCACCTAATTCTATAGATAAAGCTGAGACGGGTCAATCAGTATCTGAATTTGTGGAAAGCGTATTAAAACCTTTTGCTGACGTTGTTTATTCTAAGAACTTAGCAAATCCTAAAAGTTTTTTTTTAGATTTTGCAATTAGTCCAGCAGGTATATATTCTGCTATAGGTTATAAAATTTTGATAGTACCTGTTGATTTTACAAAGAAATATACGGTTTCAGGTTGGGAATCATTTAGAGATTATATTGCTTTTTATAGTGGAAATGTTCCAGAAACTGCTACAAATTTGCCGTCTAATTTAATTCAAGCAGGAAGAATTAATGCGGTATTAGGAATTAATAAAAATGGTGACAAAGCTACTTTTCAACCATTAGAGGGGGCGACATGGATGGCTTTTTTGGTTAAAGATATTTCCGAAAGCAATATTGTTTTTTCTAAATTTCAAATTGAGGAGGGGGAATTTGCAACAACTTTCATTGAGTATAATGGCGCAACTTCAATCTTTCATTTCACCCCTGAAGTAAATAATAAAATTAAACTGAGAAAAGTTGGAGATAATATTTTTATACGCACTTATTTCAACGCTAACAAGGATTTGGTTAGAACAATGGCATTACACGGCAATGCCAACGGCGCTGCAAACTTAACAACTGCAAAGTTGATTTTGAAGAATGAGAACATTGATGCTACTGGAGAACGTTTTCATGTTATGAATGACTCTATACCGCCCGCATTTCAAGTGGATGTGGCTACCAACGAAGCTCATTTTAACGTTGCTGGAAATCATGGGTTGAAATCTATCACAGATATTACTACATCATCACCGCACGGAAAAACATCGGCAGATTTAGGGTCTATTTGGGTGGATGCCACAGGTTGGGAATTTTATTTAATAAAAATAGTATCTCCAACAGTATTAAGAATAGCGTGTAAACCACAGATTATTGAAGGAAAAGATAAAGTTAAAATTAATCCAGTCAGCCCGTTAAATTATGTTTCTGGAGGTTTTAATACAGAAGAGATTCAGTTTTCAGGAAATTCTTATGAGTATAAACCAAGTATTCGTAACGTCAATGTCAATCTATATATAGACAATCAATTAATCACAGAAAATGGAGATTATAGTGGTGAAGAGGTGAAGGTAACAGAGTTTTACGAAGTTGCTGACCCAACGAAACCAAATTTAACACCACCTTATCTGCCACAAGAAAATGGTTTAATGCTGAAGTATAATTTAACGCATATTTTCAATTACAACAATACATCTACGCATGAAGGCGTAGCTGATTGGTATAGTAATCATTATACTAAATCGCATCTTGTAATTGTACCTCAAACTATGAGTAAAGTTTCTTATACGGATGTGATGACGTACACTAATAATGTAGGTATTAAGGGTATACATAATTTTGATTTGGGTGTAAATTTTAATAGTAACATACCTGCTTATGTAACTATTATAAAGGATGATTTAAAAAACCAAAGTTTTCATTATAATCAATTTACCCACCTAATTTTTAACGGTGAGCTGCCAATTATTGGCGGTGGTTATGGTTTGTTGCCGATCGGCCAAGGTAAATCTGAAGTACAAATTTTAAATGATAGTATTTTAGAGTTCTCAGTAGCGAGAAAAGGACATCCGAGACCATTTACAGGATTTACTGAAAATAAAGTGATTCGTTCTATAGGTTATTTTTCATATTGGGACGCATCTCTAAATCCAAAATTTTCGGCAGCATATTCGGTAAAATATGGTGATGTGGATTTTTATATGATTCAAGTAAGAGAGAATATCGAAAAAGAAACTTTAAAAATGATTGGCAGTTTGCTCAATCGAGAATTAGAAATACTTCATAAAACAATAGGTTTAATCATTCATACACCGGATGCTACTACTAATGAAGGTTTAATAGTGAGTGGTAATGTCGGGGATTGGGCTATTTTAAAAATTTTATAGAATGAAACAAGCAAGCTAAAGAATAGTAGAATTTATATCGCTTTTAAGGAATAAAAAAGAGCCTGATTAAAGGCTCTTTTAAAAAGTTACTTTATTACAACTTTGCCACCAAATGGCTGTCTTGCTAATAAAATAATTTGCGTACTTGAAACGCCAATAAATACCTTGTTTGTATCTAAAACAGCTTGAAATTGATCATCTCCAAATTTTTCAAATACTTGAATAATTGGTTCCAAAACTTGGTGTTCGTTCTGAAGAATAACAACCCCTCTTTGAATATTTCCATCATCTAAATGAATCTCTTGATTCCAATCGTTTTCTGTAAAATGTTTTACCATAAGTAGAATTTATTAAATTTTTTCTAAAATAAGAAGTTAAAATGAAACAAGCAAGTAAAAGAATAGTCGAATTTATATCAAGTTTTGAGGGTTTTGAAGCAAAGCCTTACATAGATATCGCAGGTCATGCAACCATTGGTTACGGTGCAACCTACTACCAAGACGGCAGAAAAGTAACAATGCAAGATGCACCAATAACATTACAATGCGCATTGAACTTAAAAGAGTTCCACATTGAAGAAACCGAAAAGGTTGTTCGTAGGTTGGTAAAATCAAACATCAATCAAAACCAATTCGATGCTTTGGTATCGTGGGTTTATAATTTGGGTAAAGAAAATCTAAGAACTTCAACGATGCTAAAGAAGATCAACGCAAATCCAAATGATCCAAGTATCAAAGCCAGTTGGGTTCAATGGAACAAAGCACGCGATCCAAAAACAAAAGAATTAAAAGTAAGTAACGGTTTAACAAGACGTAGAAATGAAGAAATTAGGATTTATTTTAGTTAGTTGTTTGCTATTAATTGGCTGCAAAACTAAACAGGTCAACAGTGATAAATTAAGAGTGGAGCAAACAGAAAACTACGACTATTCGGCTTTACTTGATTATTTAAGTAAAAACCAAACTACCAAACAGCTATCCGAAAGCGATGTGAAAGCATTTATGGAGGCTTTCAGCAAACTAAACGTGCAGTATGACGGAAAGTCTATCGAAGATAAATTAAACGTTTTAATGCAGAAGACCGACCAAGGCACGCAAATGACGTTAAGCGGTATTGGCAAAGTAAATTATACTGAAGAAAACAAAGAGCTGTTTGCATCATTGGAAAAACGTTTGTTTGCCCGGATGGATTCAATTGCTTCAATACAAAGCGACGAACTACAATCTTTAAAAAGCGATCAGTCAACCGAAATAGCACAAAAAACTAAACAGGTAGATACCAAAACATTTACTCCGGCAGTATGGTTGATAATTGGTTTAGCTGTAATTGTTGGAATGTGTTTAAACTGGGTTTCAAAGCGGTTAAAAACTATTTAAGATACCCAGTTTTGTTTAACATTTATATTATATTTACAATTATGACAATTTTAAAAGAGCAAACTGACGTTTTAAAGAGATTAGGTTTTAAAATGAGAAGCAGAAAGAGGTATTCTTTGTTGACACCTTATAATCAGTTCTTTTCTGTAGAGCTTATAAGTAATGGATTTCAAGTTCAAATTGATGGTCGCCGTATTTATGCTTCAGATTTATGTTTTAACGATGTTATTAAAATTGTAAATATATTATACCCAAATGAAGGCAGGTAAAGAATATGAGTTATTAATAGAGCAAATGTATCGCAAGTTAGAACCAAATGCTAAAGTTACTTTTGATGATTATATTTATGATTCGAGAGCTCAAATTGACAGACAAATTGATGTTTCTATAAGATATAAATTTGCAGGTGTTGATCATTTAATTATTATTCAAGCAAAAGATCATAAAAGAAAGGCAGATATTGCAGTTGTTGATCAGTTCCAAAAAGTCATTGAAGATACAAATGCCAATAAAGGTATTTTAATATGTGCAAGTGGGTTTACTAAATCCGCTATTAATAAAGCAATAAGTTATGGCATTGAATGTCTTTCTGTACATTCTGCGTTAAACAAAAAATGGGAAACACTTGTGAAAATTCCTGTTAACCAAATAGTTCATGAATTTAAGTTAGAAAGTCAAAGTAATATTTACATGGCACATAAGGCAGGTAAAGAAGTTACTTTAATTAGTGATACTTTTTCATATGACGGTTTAAATATTATTGGTATTGCGGATATAATTATGGAACATATTATAAAAAAGAATTCTTGGGAGTTTATAAAAAAAGGAAAAATCATTAGGTTAGAGTTAAAAAATTTAGACTTATATCATTCATTTGATGATGAAATGTTGCCTGTTCATAGTGGATTCATTGACATAAGATATATTAAAAGCTCTACAAAAAAGTTTTATATTGAACCAAGTAATTATGTTTACGAGTCAAATTATACAAGCAGTACAAATAATTTACGTGACCTTACGATTTCTCTCCAAACTTTAGAAAAAATTCAATATAATAATTTTTTAAATGATCCTACGGTTATCGATCAACCTATAATATCCACTACGTTATTTAAATTTAATGATAATTTGTTTCATATGAATTTCTCTTTCAGCATCAATGGAAATATTGAAGGTAATTTAATTATCGATGGTGATAAAATCATAAGAAATGACGAGAGAGGGCAGGCAATATCTAAATTACAAGAATATTTAAAGAAAAATAAAGCCGTTTAA